TGACTTCAGAGGAACATCTGATTGATAGGTAATGCAAATTGTGTTTGCCGAAAAACGAACAGCAAAGCCATCATTGACTCTTTTGTCCATAATTGGACAACCCTCTTCTCTCTTTAAGCCTACTTTATGAACTTCTCCATCTAATGAGTAGCGCTCATCGTGAGCGCCATCATAACCATTGGCTGCTGCTTGCGCTAGCCCTTGAATAATTTCTAGTGTGTTTGAACTCATTTAATAATCCCCGTGATTCATTTAAAAATTTCTTAACCAGCAGCCGTTGCTGCATAAACTGTTTGAGCGTAAATGGTGCTACCAGAAGCCACTGCTATGACTTTGTCCCATGTTCTGTACATGAAATGCTTATTACCAGTGGCAGGGTCCCCAGTCGAACCAGAATTGGCATTAGCTACTTCATTGTTATAAAAGATTAGTTTTTGACCTTTTTCAAGTTTAAAATTTACATAACCAAGTTCAGAACCAGAAAGGCTTATTCTTAAATGATTCGCTCCGCCATTATCTCTATTTGTAACAGCAAAATATTGCATGTTAGCCGGGTCGTAAGCAGTACCAGCTTTTAATGATAATAATTCAGTTTCGGATCCGGACATACACAGAACCGTGTTAGTAGTTAATGTCGCAACAGATCCAAAAGTCTGATCATATGCGGCAGTCAAAGGTTGCATATTGAGATCGCAAACTTCACTGATTGTTAAATTAAAATTTCTAGCTGTTATTGTCGATGCCATAATTTACTCCGGTCGCCATCCTGTAGCCCATCGTTCTTCTCGGCCTTCTACCCATTGAATGTAGCACTTAAAACAACAATCAAATTTGGTCATGTAGACATCATCGTTTGATTTGAACGAATAAGTCTTACATGTGGGACAAGAACGTTTGGATTCTTCTTTAAGTAGTTTTGAAGGGATAAAAACGCCATAGACTTCTTCTTTGTCTAAATCCTCTGTTTCGGCATCTGCTAAGTATGTGTCTTTTAATTGTTCTAAATACTCTTTTTCTTTTTCATCATCCCATTGGGACTTTGGGTTCACAACGGTTTCTTCGCCGTATTTCTTTGCAATCGCTTGTTCTACTTTAACAGCGTAGTTTGGGTCTTTAGTACTCATCTTTCTCCATTTCGCGCTCGATAGCTTGGATAAACGCATTTTTACCGGGGGTCAACACCCCAAGGATACCAGCATATTCGGCTATTTGATCAGCAGTATAATGATCTAATTCGTAGGCTGCTTGATCTACTGTTCCTTCTTCCATGTTCCTTTCAATAATTTCGTCGATCTCTTTAATATTCAAGGATGACTCTTGCATTATCATCTCAAGTTCTTCTTTAATAATCTGCTTTAGTTGTTCTTTAGTTATTTGCATCGATTTTCCTCCTCATCTTGGAACAGCAATTTGTATATCTTCTGGAAAAACAAAAAATCGCGGTCTATTCACCCAGCCGCCGCCTTTTAATTTTGGTATACGTAAAACGTTTTTGAGAAAGTTAGCAGCCTGTTCTTTCTCCTCATTCTCGTATTTTAGAGTGATTGTCTGTAGTTCTTCAACCTCAATAATTGAATCAGGCTCTGGGATCATTCCTAAACTTACCATAAGATCGATAGCGGATTTGGCACCCTCGATACCATCTTCAAACATATATCGTATCTTCATCTCCTGACTGAGTTCTTCTTTGATCATTTTTTTAAGTATTTCTTCAGTTAGTTGCATCGATTTTCCTCACGGCGTAATATGTTCCCAGTGATGTCCCCGAGGCTAACAGAAAGCCGCCAAAGAAAGCCCACATGGTTTTGTTGGGTTTTATTTCTTTTCGGAGCGATGAAATCTCTTGATCTCGAAGTTCCAATAGAGTTGTGTTCTTTTCTGTTTCTGTTTCCAACTCTGCTTTTAAATAGTCTATTTCCAGTTGTAATTCCGCTTTTGTTAATGAAATGGCAAGTTCTTTTTGGATCTCGCACTGTTCAACAGACATTTCACGACCAGCAATAATGTTGGCCACCGCTTCATCGTTCATTAAACGACCGTGAAAAGGTGCTGCTTCGCCTTCTTCAAGGTGAACCATCAAAGGCTCTGCTATCGCTGTAGAAAGCAATAATAGTAACATTACGGCTTGTCCTTTGGATCCATAACAAGGATGCCGAATTCATTGGCAAGAATCCGATCAATCTCTTCAGGGTTTTCTTTGTTCGTTTCAATAAGCCTTCGCACTCTTTCTGCTTTGATTAATTCAGCGTGGTCGCTAGACTCCATAGCAGTTTTGTGAGCGATCTCTAAGGCTCGTTGATATTTTAAGTTTGCCACCGTCATTTTTTCTACTTTTTTGTCCGAGGCACCTTCAATAGCGTCGATCTCTTTTTTGTAAAGTTCTCGAGCCATTTGTAATTGTGTTTGGAGGGCTTTGACTTTCTTTCCTCCAAGAATGTAGGCTAATGCAATGGCACCGACGATAACCAGAATTCTCCAGTTATGGAAGCACCATAGTTTTATTTTAGCCCAAGTAATAGCCATTATTACCCTCCGGACAACGGTCCAATTCTTTCATCAGCCCAAGCATAAACTTGCTTAGCGCGGCCACGAGACAATCTGAATCCAGTCATGATTTCAATATCCTCTATAAAGTCATCTAAGTTGGTAAAGGTGTTAGCCGCATCAAAAATATCATTATCATGATCATCTTCAATAAATTCAGCGTCGTCATCAGTGGGGGGATCGTCCATTGGTTCTGATCTCATTCTAGCCAACATCTTGTTAGCCAAAGATTTTTCGTCGTCATAGGCTTCCATGACGGAATTGAGTTCTTCTCTAATGATTTGTTTTAGTTGCTTTTTAGTTAATTGCATGTCTATTCCTCGCAAGTAGGACACGTACAGCACGGGCAGCAATCACCACAGCATTTATGTTCGTTTTCCATTTTATTATCCTCCGTGTTTCCAAGATTTAGCGAAGTCAATAACAGATTGACCTCCAATATAGCAAACCGCTATCATACCCCAGATGTCAGGATCTAATCCTGCCCAGAGCATAAGAGCGGTCGCTGTCAGAAAAACAAGTAACTTACGACTTGCAATTTTTTCTTGAATGGAATCTAGGATTCCTTTCTCTTTGTTTTTAATGTACAATTCGTTTTGTATCATTACTTTTTTTTCTTCATCCATTATATTTTTACCTTTGCATAGCCATCTACTTTCTGTATGTCAATCGTCATATCGACAATATCTTTGAGAGATTCGAGATGGGAAATCAACAGAACCGTCTTGAATTGTCCTTTGATCATTTGCAAGAGTCGAATAAACCCTTCCATGTGCTCTTCGTCCAATGCTGTTGCTGGTTCATCAAGTATAAATAGTTCGCTTTTTGGTAAATTAGTTACGGAGATTAGAGCTAAGCGAATAGCCATTGACGCAATTGTCTTCTCGGCTCCGGAACCCATAGATAAAGGCCTAGGGTCATATTTCGGATGCTTAATGTAAATTTCTAATTTGTCTCCTACATTATCAAAGAAGACTTCAAAGTCGACAAGAGAATTCAAAATTGTGGAGATCTCTGAATTAATAATAGGAAGCATAGATTTAATCACCTGATATGACACACCATTTGCATGCATGGCTTGACCAAAAAGATCATAAGCTATGTAGTCTTTTTCTGCGTCATCTATCTGTTGGATTTTTTCTCGGGCCTCTTCTATCTGACGACGAGTCGCTCCTTCTTCAGACATCAGGCTTAGTACTTTTTTGTTACAACGCTCGATGTCTGTTTCTTTCTTGTTAATGGTAACATTGATCGCTTTTAAGTCTCGCTGCAGGGATTCAAGGTTTTCATATGCTTCTTGATTCTCATGGTAGTGAGCAATCTTTGCATTGATCTCCTCGATCTCTTTTGCCGCAAGAGCCTTCTTACTCTCGTTTGCATCATTTTGCGCTTTGATCTTTTGCATTTGGACTTCATTTGTTTTCACCTCTCTTGTTTTTAGATCGTAATCCTCTAGTTCTGCTTTGAGATAGACGATATTGATTGCATTTTTTTTCTCATTAGTCAATTCTAAATCGTACTCAAAACCTCTTAATGCTTCTCTGGATTTCTGAATTAAGGTCTTTGCTTCTTCTGCTTCTTTTACAAATTGATTATTGGAACAATATTGGCAATTTGGGTCATACTCATGGTCGTGAAGCAAATCAATTTTGCTTTGATAATTGGCTATTTCCATCTTGGTTGAACGAACGTTCCTTTCTATAATTGAAATATCTTTTAAAAGACTCTTGTGTTTTTCAACTTGAGATTCCCTCGACTCAACATCAAACCCATCAATAAAGTGCCGTAAACGGACTTTTAAGGCAATCAATTTCTTAAGCCTACTCTCACCATTGGTTAATGATTCAGAAGCCGTAGAGAGGTCATTTTGCTTCTTTAAAAGACTATTTTTAAGCTCATCTATGTCAAGCCAATCTGTTCCAACAGAATCTAGTTGGTCTTGAATAATCTTTCTTTCTTCCTCAAGTTCTTTGACACGAGCAGAATGCTTGTCGCACAAGTCTGTTTGGTCTGCTACTTCTTCTTTTATTTCGATCAA